GGATCGACATAAATTGCTCTAACATTACGGTGTCCCACAAACTCTTTGATGTCTTGGGCCAATTCATCATCTGCTTTTGATCTGCCCTTAACTGCCGAATCATAGTAATATTCTTCTTCAACAGTAAGTTGCGGCCATTGGTTTGGCCTAACGCCGACCAGAACGGCTGCTGTTGCATTTGTCGTACCATAATCTACACCAACTATGTAATAAAGAGGGTTACAAAAAGGGTGCTCATATTCATTGTTAAAGTCGTAAGTGTCGTAAACTAAACCATGGGCCGCCGCCCATTGTCCTAGCACATACCTTTTATACCACATTCCTGTATAGCTTGCTTTTATTCGTTCTTTATACTCTTTGTCAAGAGAAGGATTGTCATCTAATGTGAAATTCCAATATTTCAATTTAAGAACCTCAGCTCTATCTATATATTCTTTTTTAAGCCAATGTGCTGGGCCTTCTGGATTGCAGGTCGCAAGTAATTGAGATTTGGGAACAGATAGTCGACTGATTAACATACGCCAGAATGGGGCAGGAATACACGTTGCTTCATCGATATATGCGAAAGCGAGCGTGCTCCCTTGGATTCTACGTACGGCCGACTCATCAGACGCACCGACGAAGTAAACATTGCGTCCATATAGTTTTGTCTCCGTTGTTTTTGATGGGGGAAGACCGAATCCTAAGAATCGGAATAATTCGGTTAAAATATTCCTCTGGATGCTATCTCGAGTTACTCCGATCAGCATGCAATCGCCAGGAGGTCCATTCTTAAGCAGATCTATAAGTTTGAAAATGCTGCTGAAAGTCTTGCCTGAGCGTACTGCGCCAATCCAAATACAAAAAGGGGCGTCAGCTTGTTGGAAGCTCATCAACTGTTTCTGACTGAGTTCCATTGTCTAAATTTTCCACTTGTATTATGTTTTCGGGTGCTTTTGCTTGGGTAATAAGGTTATCTAATTTGTCGTCATTTGGTGGTTTTTCTTTGATAGGCTCTGGCTCTCTTTGCCCTAACCGCACCTTCCCGAGCCATATTAGCATTTGCGCGTTACCCTTCGCTTGGCTATTAAGTGACTTCTGGTGCTGGCTAAGAAGCAAATGTGCCTCTCCTTTAGGAGCGTGAAGAGACGCATAATTGGTGTATGTCATGGCATATTTTTCGACCACCCGATCATAAAAAGTATGAGGATGTAGACCAAAATGAGAAGAGATTTGAACGCCATTACATCCTGCCTCAAGGAATTTGTCTACAAGGTCCCAGTCTATTGGCTTTTCAGGGCGCCCCATTTTCTTCAATTCTTCCGGATCAACACCAAGTCTTTCAAACTTTTTTCGTGCCTTTTTTCGCATGATTTACTTTTTCTTTTTCTTCATCATTTTATCGCATTTTTCAATCTTTGGATCGCGGATATCGCGATCGATCTTTACGAGTTTTTCATTTTTCTTTTCGGCGTGTTTAAGTTTTTTTTCAGCATCTTTTGATTTACCATGCTTAAGAGATTTCACTGCAGATTTCATTTCTTCAGTTACTTTATGCATTTTCTTGTCCATTATCTTTTTCCTTTTTTCTTCTTAACTTTCTGCCCGCAAGCGTCGCATTTTTCATCGTCGCATTTGTCTTCGTCTGCTGGGGATTCATCGGCCTCGTCGAAACATCCATCGATGTCATCCATCGTAAAACCCCACTCCAGCAGATCGGGGATATCGAACTCATTAGCTAGAATGTCGTAATCAAATTTTCCTGTATTCCGGTTCAATCTGATGCAGAGCTCATCACAATCTTCCTGTGTCATCTCCTCAAATGGCGTCCAGCATTCGATCTCTTTGATCTTTGCCTTTTTCAGCAGCTTGAGCCGCTGATGGCCACCGATGATCTGACCATTTTTATTTACAATTGGCCGCTCGATAATACCAAATTTGTCCATGCTCTTGGTAAGCTGTGCCATATCATGCTTGGAAAGCTGCCTGGGATTCTTGGGATTCTCATGGAGATCTTTGACTTTCCAGTTTTGGAGAAACCACCTTTCATTAGACTGTGACCATCCTTCAGTTTTAGTCATTTAACACCCAGTTTTCTATATTTTCATGTTGAGAAATATTTAAGGGGCCACACCAAAATTTAATTTTCACATAGGGATAAGTATCTTTTTTTAATTCATATTCATCCTGATCAGCTCCGCACTCAGAATCATCGTCGCAAAGATTTGCCCATCTAGCTATAGAAAAGTTGATTCCATCAGATACCAAAAACAATTCATCTTTATGTTCTGGTATGCGTGGGACCGCTTCATCTGCATTAATAAATTTCATAATTAATGACAAAGCGCACCTCGGTTTGTAAAATATGGTGTGTTGATCATCAAAATTTTTGTCATGAGGCGCGCTCTGTTAAATATTGTTTTTGCGTCGGTATTCGTCAACCGCTTCAAGCGCCAATTGACCGAACTTCTTAGAAAGATCGAAGTCTCTAAATTTTATTATAGGTGCAAACTGCTCTTTTCCGTCAATGAGAACCTCTTTATTTGGCAAAGAAACCCATCGACTGCCATTTTTCTCATAGACGCCGCAAGATTTGATTTCGATCTGCCATTTTGGGACGAATAACTCGGCAAAGCCGATAAGATAGTTTTTCTCGTAAGGAACGAATTTTATACATTCAATTTGATTCTGAGACATTATTTCCCCCTGATCGCCATTTTCTCTTGAGTCTCTTGCATAAGTTTGTAGAAATATTTTTCTGCATCTAGAGATTCTGCTAGCTGTTCTAAATGTCCATAGAGTCTTTGAGCATCGAAGTCGTCAATTCCGTAAACCATTTCGGCAATGGCTGCGAAAAAATCTCGCGCGTCTGCTAGTTTTGTTTCATAGGGCTCTATAATTTCGTCTCTATAATCCCCTTCCATTTCTTTCATCCTCATATTATCTTCGTACAATCTGTCAAATGTTTCCCAGCTCATACATGCCTCGTTTAGGTGTTTGTTGTTAACTTTGAGTATATCAAAACGTGGTATTTATTACAATCTGTTTTTTATTTCAGAGAATTTTTGTGGATTTTTGTCGATTTCGATTGTGATTCCGCGCTGGAGTTTGTTTGTGGTATTAGCAGTCTCTTGAATATAGTGCCAAGTTATATCAGGATGAGAGTCCGCTTGACCGGAAATTGTGCCAGGAACTAGCCACATAGCTACCGAATCACGGATTGATTTGAATGAGACAGGGAAATTATCGCTATCTTGGATGCGATCACCCAATCTCGTAAATGTAACCGAAACAGGCAGCTCCGGGCGCTCCTGTTTCGATAGATAAGAGTTAACGACTGTGTGCATTTTTTTCGTGTATTTTGCTCTAGTTATCCAATGCATAGATAAGAGTTTGTTGAGCGGGTGAGGAAGTATCGGGATAAATATTTTCATTCCGATACGTTAACAAACAGCTTGTTTATTGGCAAATTTTCCAGGTCATTCTCCACCCCAACGAGCTATGTCCAACGTTTAATAAAACATTAGAATCTTGAAACGAAAATACCAAAACATCCAAGTCGCTGTGTTCATATGTATCGCATTTTTTAGAGAAATATTTAGTGTTATCTTTCATATTTGTTATCATAGCAACAAGCTCATTTTCATCTTTAACATAAAAAATTTCAACTCGAGATTCGGTTTTTCTGTCATATGCTTGCAATTCATTTTCCCCATTTACTTTCATTGATTGAGCTGAGAAAAATCCTGTTGTTTTATATTTATGCCCAGAAGATTCTGATTGTTCCCAGTCAAATGTTTCTTGGAATTTATGAAAGTTGTCCGCTCTTACAGGAAATTCTGCCATCAAACTAAAATTTGATAGAGTTAAAAGAGCTATTGTGATTAATTTTTTCATTTTGGCCTCCATGCCATTGATTTATTTTATTTCCCTTCAAGTTGATCAAGATATTCTAAAAAAGCCCCTGCTTCTTCAGGAGACAGCTGCAAATCCTTTAACTGCCGGATAAGCTCTAATTCATATAATTGTATTTCTATATCTCTCAGTTTTTTCACATGAGGAGCTCTTTCTTCTTTTTGCACTTCCTCTTTTGTGCTTTTATCGCGACATGCAAGCATAATTGCTGCTATAATAAATATTATAAATATCATTTTCTCCCCTCTCCTCCTAAACGCTTTTTGTTATTTTTATCTACTCTCTGCTTTTGTTGTCTAAGGCTTTTAGCGCTTAGGTCTATTCGCATTTTCGATAACTTAAATATAGCATATTCGTTTACTTTTTGTCAACGCATGAGACAAAATAAAAGCAAAAAAAATGACGACCAGTAATTAGCTGGCCGTCAAACAACATCAAACACTCAGACCGAATCTGAGGACGAGAGAGAGAATATCTGGTAATGGCGTTTAGTTCAATGGAATATCGTGGAATTCTTCACATGACCAGCATTTATAAGTCTTGGCGTTGGCGTCGAGTTTGTACATGCTTGAATTCTCATTTACAGCGCAATAGAGCACGCGCCAGCAGATTTGCCCATCGGAAGTCGTCTGGCTTGCCTTAAGCGCGCTATCGCGATCTATGTAAGTTTCTGGATTATTCATCTTTGTGTATAAGCTCCGGCGGCATGATGTTTTTCAATATCATGATTGTCTTGATTATAGCCACGTCTTTCTCTATCTGTCCAAAACGAACGTCAACAGAGTTAAATTTTCCATTCATCCAAAGAACGCTGCTTATTACAGCCCCCAGAATTATCACAGTATCCACGTGTTTTTTTATTATTTCCATCCTTCACCTCACTTCCTTGATTATACCATGTAAATGGTTAATTGTCAACATTTTCCCCGAATCAAGAATTAATTAAAAGTTCAATTTGGGCAAGTTTGTTTTGATGGTAAATAATGTCCTCATGAAGAAGTTGAATATATTTGTGATATGCATCTTGTCTAGTTCTAAACGGCCCAATATTTTCATCATCAATTTCTCTCATAATTTGCCACCCATCAGGAGCCTCATAAATAATATCAGGCAAATTTCCTGAAAATTGATTGGGAATCTCTCCCTCGATAAAACGCCCATCCCTAAAAATTTGCACTCCTAAAATTGGATCATTCATGTTTTTCTCCTTTTTAAATTAAAAGTTTTATTAAGCGATTATATTATAACACGTTACGCTGCTTGCCTGCAACCTTTTAGTTTCCCAATGAAAGCTCTAACAAGCTTTTCAAAATCAATTTGATCAATTGTGTACTTTTCTAAACATACGCCACCTCTGATAAATTCCACGTACTCATTTCCAAGATCAACGCGAGTATTAGAGAGTGATCTCCCATCTATTTTTTTATTTCTTAGATCCTCAAGAAAATTCATGTTCTTGCTGATGATGTCTTCTTTTTTGGGTTTATCTTTCCACTCTTCGGGATGGTTGAGTAAATGATAAAGCGTTGCTTCAATAGTCACTACATTTGCAATGGTCTTCAAGCGCTCAATGGCAAGATCCACTTGGGCTTCTGAATATTTTTTTGAAATTTTAACTTTGAATGGTTCGGCAACCTCTAAATCTTTAAGAGATAAAAAAACAACAACCGGCGAAGCCGCCTTCCCTTCTTGTTGTTGTTCTTCTAGAACAACTTCTTTATTTTTAGTATTATGTTTTAATGATTGGTGGGCATTTTTGTCCGCCCCCCCCGGACATTTTTGTCCGCCTCTTTGGACATTTTTGTCCGCCCTAAAATTATTTTGAATTATGAATATTTTCCTCTTTGTTTTTCCGTTTTCTACAAATTCATTTCTTTTAATGAATCCCTCGTATTCCAGCTCATTAAGCCATCGTCTAATGGTTCGGTCGTTGACTTCGTAAAGGTTTGCAAAATATTCATTGGATGCCCAGCAATACCCCTCTTTTTCGCAAAGTGACGTTATTTCGGCATAGAGGAGTTTTGCGTTAGCGCACAACTTATTACAATAGCGTACGTTAGCGGGAATAACTGCATAAAAACTGGGCTTGATTTGATTGTCTTGAGACATGATTTTCTCCTTAAAAGTTGTGTATTTATTCTTTTAAGGAGCTGGGGGCTTGACTTTTAGATCTTTTCTAGCTATGATCTCTTGCAGTTTAAGTCAAGATATCATAGGATCTAAGAAGCTGCCCACAGCTCCCTATATTAAGAAACCCGGTCACACACCGGGTTTCTTGCTTTATCCAGCCTAACCCACTCGCCAATATTAAACAAAAACTTTCTGAAAAAACTTTTTCCTGGTAGGATTTACTTGCTTGCATGTTTTACATTTGCATGTAAGTTCAGTTTTGTCGCTCTTAGCCGCGTTATCACCTAGCGCGGCTTTTTTATTTACATTAAATGTGTTAAATGTTAGAATGTTAAGTGAAAATAACGAGAGTTTTTAGGGCGGTGAATGGCGGCGGTCGCTGTTAACCGCTCTTTTCAAATATAGGTGTATCATGAGTTCAGATTCCATTTTCCCCAACAATAGCTATAGCTTTCATTCTGCGCGCGCATTAACCTTCCCCGATGGCAGACTAACCCCCGAGGGTGAAGAGCTGTTAAAACGAAAGCCTGACGATATTTCAGAGACTTTGGTTGCACAGAACGAAAGGATCAAAGAATTGCTGGTTCAGGTAAAAAAACTTGAAGAAGAAAATAAAGCGGCAAGAGAGCGCGTGGGCAAACTTCCTCTTTAGACTGAATTTGCCCGCGGCCTTCTAATGCTGTCTTGTATCCAGGCATTAAGGTTTGGCTGCCAAATGCTTTTATGAAGGCCGGCTTTCGGAATCTCTTTAATAATTTTAAAGCTGTGCAATCCAAGAGTTAAGGCGTATCCGACGGCAAAATCTCTATTAGCAAATCTTATGCCTATCCCGTCATATTTGCAGTACCCAGCGCCTAAAATAGGAATTAGGACATACGCGTGTCCGGATGGGATATAAGATTGAGGAGGTGTGGGGTTAAATGAGGCCATGATTCCCCTTTTCTTTTATATGTTTTTTCTCATTTCTGGCCCTTGTATCTAGAAAATAGTCACAATCCTGATCTTCTCTAGGCGATTCCAAAAAGT